GTGGTATACTTAAACGAGCAAAAAAATTAATAAAATTCGACGATAAATTTTTTGTAGGCGCGTCCAGGCAATGGCTTGGGCTCGCCTATTTTTATACTCTTGATCGTGCTTTGCCAGAGATCGTACTTGTGCTGGCGGTCCATCGCGGCGTAAATAGCGCGAAAGTCGTCGGCTTTGAGGATGAGGTCTCGGACGGCTGCGGGTGTGATGTGGACGGCTTGCTTCTCAGCGAGGGCGGAGCTGATTTCCTGCTGCAGCTTGGCGTGGTCGGCCTCGTAGGTCGGCTTGTCGATAAAGCCATCTACGTAGAGGTCCTTGAGACGGGTGAGTTTGTCGCTAGCGGCGCGGATGCGCAGCTCGGGAGCGATGCGCATCGAGGATTTTTTCTTCTCAATCTCAAGCTGGTACGCATCGAGGAGCTCACTGAGATGATCGAGCAAGTAGCGCTCGATGGAGTGCTCGCCGACTGCACCGCCATATGCGCATCCGCCAGCGGCGACATCGGGCGCACCGGAGACAGCGTGCTTGCCGCACCAATAATTGCAGTAAAAAGACACATGGCCATTTTTTTGAGTGTGAGTGCCGTGATGCCCAAATAGGACGAGACCGCAGCTTGGGCAGATGATTTTGCCACGAAAGAGGTACAAAAAATGCCGATTTTTCGGCCAGGGCTTATTGCCAGCGATGCGCTCCTGAGCCTGCCGGTAGGTATCGGGCGAGATGATGGCCGGGCAAAAATCGTCGATGCCGTAGCGTCTGCCGGTGTACGTCTCATTGCGAAGGACACAGCGGACACGGCGGCAGGTGATGGGGATGCCGTACTGTGCAAAGACATCGCGCGCGATCTGCGTCGGCGAGTGGCCGGAGAGATGCGACGCAAAGATAAATTCGACGGCGGCGCGCTGCTCTTCGACGATCTCGATGTGCTTGCCACCGTCGGCGAGGTCGACGAAGCGATAGCCGAAAGGGGCTTTGCCGCCAATCTCGCGCTTGTGACGCAGGAGACCTTGGTTGACGTATTTGATGCGGTCGGCCGTCTGGTCAGACTCATTCTGCGCGATGGAGAGCTTGAGATTGAGCATCAAGCGGCCGTTGGTCGTCGTCGTATTGTAATCTTCTTGCGTGCAGACCCATTGGACCTTGTGCTCATCGAGGATGGCTTGGACTTTGTAAAAATCAGCAACATTGCGAAACCATCGGTCAAGGCACTTGAGTAAGATGATGTCGACGCGATCAGCGCGGACGTCGTCGAGCAGGCGCTGGAGCTGCTTGCGCCGCGTAATGGCTTTGCGGGCGGAGCTGCCCTCGTCGGCATAGACCCCGACGACGAGGTAGTGGTGCTTATCGGCGTAGTCGGTAAGATCATGCTCCTGCTCGGTGAGGGAGAAGCCGTGCCGGGCTTGCTCCTCAGTGCTGACTCGGATATAGATGGCTGCTCTTATCATTTTTATTTACCTCCAAATGTACAGTAAAACATGGTAAAGATATATTATTTTCCTTTTTTCGGCATGTACCTGCAAGACAAGAGCGGCAGAGTGTGCTATTATAATAGACAAGGCTGCTCTCTGCTTGCTCCTGCAAGCGAGTGCGAGTGGAGCGTCGCGCGAGCGGCGCTCTTTTACTAGCCAGCTAACCCTAGCGCGCAGGGCGGGCAGCGAGTGGCTGGAGAGACCTCCTAATATTCTATACATCTCCTTTCTTTCGGATTTCTGGAGCACGGCAAACAGTATTTTCCCCAGAAAAAGGCGGGCTGCGGCAGGCCCGCCTTTTTCATGCGCTCGATAGGCAGAAGATTTTGACAAAATTGATGGACGATACCGCCGCCGTATCAATCGTCGGGGAGGTAGACGGCCCAGCTACGAGCCTTGGCGTCGACAATCGCATCGACACCGCCGAGGCCGAGTGTGATATACGCACCAGCCTTCCCACGAAAACCGGCGATAAAGCTACCGTCGCTGCGGTAACAGGCCAGATTTACGGGATGGCGTATGAGTGATGGCGGATTGGTGCCAGTATAGCCGTCGTAGGTGGCGATATCAAAGTAAAAATCGCTAAAGTCGGTGTACGGTGCAAGGCGGGAGAGAAAGCCGATACGCGACTGGCGGGCAGAGTCGGCGACATAGACGGTCTTGATCGTATAGTGGTAGATAGCGCTGTCATCGACCCAGACGTGATTACGGTCAAGATAGTAGCTGCAGTAGTTGGACGAGAAAAGCCAGACCCATGACGGCGGCGGAGTCATGGCTTCGGAGATAGACGGCACGGCGATGAGCAGGGCGGCCAGGACGGCGACCGCCAGGCGGGCGGCCCTGCGAAGAAAATCGTGCGGAATCGTGAGAAAATCGTGTGAGCGCGGCAAAAATCTTGCGATTGCAATCATGATATCATCCCCTTATTAGAGCTTGCCCTCGGCGGTGACTTTTTGGCTGTCCTCGGTCGTCCACTCGGTGCCGTCGCTGTAGTGGATGGACATCAGGCGGACGACAAATTTGCGGCCGGTATCAAAGCCGTGGAGCGTCCAGTAGCGGCCGCCGCTCGATGACTGGCCATCGCCGAGCGCGTCTTGCGAGATGCCATTAAAATGGTCATTGCCGACGCCAAATTCTTTGAGTTGCTCGCCGTAATTATTGTATACACTGATTCTGACCTTGTAGGCGTCGATGGTCTTGCCTGAGCGATTGGTCATGACGAGGCTGACCTGCGGCTCACCGATGACATTCGGCGTGACGACGACCTTGTCGAGCGTGACGGGCGGCTTGATAGCCTCTTGATGTGCGCGCTCCCTCTCAGCAGCCTCGGCCTGCTCGGCTTTTTTCTGCTCGGCGGTCTTGACTGGCTTGGTATTGGGGTCGTGCGTGACTTTTGTCGTCGCCGTGCTGCCGGATGCACCGGGGCCGACGATGTAGTACGCACCGAGCATCGCGCCACAAAAGACGACAAAACCGAGGACGACGGCGATGAACGCATTGGATGACTTATTGTCATCGATGTCGCCGAGCTGATGAGCGGGCGGGGTGGTCTGCTTGGGCTTACTGAGCTTGCTGGCTTCGGCGGCGAGATTGGGCTTTTTGTCGGGCTCGTGCGCCGCGTCTGTTGATGCAGTCGGCAGTGGCTGCGTCTTGTCGGCGTCGCCAGGACGCGCATCCGCAGGGCGGTCGACTTTGGTGCCGCATTTGATGCAAAAGACGGCGTCGTCGGGCAGGGCCGTGCCACACTTTTTACAATAGATCATCACAATCATCTCCTAAAATAGAAAATTCGTTCGGATAAAAAGAAAGGCCGCCTTCGGGCGGCTTTTCTTATGCCCGCTTCTCAGAGCTTTTTACGCTTGCGGAGCCGGAAGAGGAGGAGGCTGCGGCATCCTTTTCTTCGGCGTCCAGCGCCTGGTCCAGCTCGGCGTGAGCGCGCTCACGCTTGTCGAGCTTCGTCTGCAGGGCGTCATGCCGGGCGGCGCGGACATTATCGGCTGTCGCGCATATCGCTTTGACGATGACACTGCGCTGCTCATCGTCGAGGCTCAAAAAGCTCTTTACGATTGCCATTTGTGCTTCGTCGAGATTGTACCGCTCGGCAAACTGCGATAAGAGCAGGCTGTCAGAGTCGAGGAACATCGGGCCGCTGCCCGTGCGCAGCCAGCTCTCGCTCACATTATATATAGAGCAAAGAGCCTTTAGGTGCCGGTCAGTGATCGTGCGCTCACCGCGCTCAATCATCGCGATGCCAGACTGAGCAAAACCGAGACGGCTGGCAAACTCAGTCTGCGTCTGATTGAGAGCTTTGCGCACGGCTTTAAAACGCTGGTTGATATCATCCATATCTGTCACCACCTTTCTTAAATATATAATATCACAAACAGATAAAAATGCAATAGGATACTAAAAAAACTATTGACTTTTTATCTACATGTGATATTATAAAGCTGTAAAACATCACAAACAGATAACAGCCAAAGAAAGAAGGTGAAAATATGGAGATTGATGAGATGAAGAAGAAGGCATCGGACCTTGAGCGGATTTGTACTGCACTCAAGGAGCTGACGCCGGAGCAGATTAAGACCTATGCCGTGATGATTGAGTCGATTGCGGCATACAACAAACTAAAGAAGCAGTACGATGGTGAGCCGTCTGGCCCATCGAAGGCGACAGCGTAACCAGACCCCGTCGCATCACGCGGCGGGGTGAATCATGAAGGGAGAGCAGCTGATGAAGATGGATGAGTCTTATTGCCTCGCCGGACCGGCCTACGTCGCCAAGATTATGAAAGAGCAGAAAAAGAGACTAAAGCCGTGCCCATTCTGCGGCCACGAGCTCACAGAAGAGCCGTTTTTCTTGGTGTTTTGCCGAGTACCGATAGGACATAGAGCTATGCGTGCTGAAGGATATGCAGCTTTTTGCCCAAAGTGCGGAGCCGTTGGCAAGGGAGCTGCATACGTGGATGAAGCTGTAAATCTTTGGAATCGGCGGCCGAGCGACCGGACTGACTGAAAGAAGTGAAAGGAGAGCAGCTGATGAAGAAAGACAAAGTAGACGAAGCACTGGAAAAGATGGCAGAATCACTGCAGCGTCTGGAAGAAAGCGGCGACATCGACGGATTTGTCGTCATCACACAAAAGAAGATGAGCCAGACGACGGACGGCGTCGCTGCAATTTGCGAAGCAAGCGACCGGCAGCTCGTGGTGTGGGCGGCAGCACTTGCGCAGGCTGTCGCGAGAAGAGGACATCACTCGCCTCAGAGGATTGCGCAGGACCTCTATAATGTCATCACGAGCTGGAAGACCTACGAAGAAGGATATACACAAGAGGACTGGGAGGGCGAGAGAGATGACAGAGTACATTGACAAGCGCGGCTGGAAATTCCGCGTCATGCACGGCCTCGGAGAGGTCTGGAAGGCTCGCTACAATAAGCCGGGAAAATCGTCGTGGAAGTGCGTCGCCGTCCTGCCTTGGCGTGAGAGTCGCGAGGACGCCGAGCATGATCTTGAGGTATACGCGGCGTCGCACGGCATGAAGAAGGTGGAAGAATGAGACGGTTGAAGCAGATCAAGCTGACGTACCGCGAGAAGACGGGCACGAGCTACAAAATCGTCTGGGAGGAATCGACGGACGGCAAGCTCTGGGAGAAGCACTTACTCGAGAGCAATGAGTATCCGCGCGCCGAGCTCGAAGAGGCCGTCGACGATATGGGCCACTTCCTTGTTGAGGTCTGCGCGCTGCGCTTGACAGCTGAGCAGGCGCGCCGCGATGTCGACGTCACAAGAGTCGTTGCTGATTACAGGAGCGTCCGCAGAGTGGCTATCTCAGCAGACGTGTTTCTACCGTCGAGCTACACCATCGCGCTCAATGGACCGGCGATGCCATGCCAGCCGCAGGGCGATGAGCTCGACAGGGCATTTGCCAAGCTTCAAGAGGAGTGCTTCCGCTACATTGACGGCGATCGGGCCCAGCAGAAGCTCTTTGATGATGAGGAGGAGGGAGAAGCATGATGACAAAAAGCGAAGTTGAAGAGATGCTCAAGGAAATCAATGCATCGAAGGAAGCCAAATGGCAGGAAATGGCCAAGGATAAAGACCGGGCGAGCAAGAGCTTGCTGGGTGCCGTGTACTCAGAGCTCAAAGACGCTCAAGATCATGGCATCATCAAGGCATTCATCGCGAGCAGCCTGCAGGATGGCAGCACGCACGTCGCTCTGAGTGGTGATATGACGGAGCTGCTCGCCATCCTCGATGATGTCATCGTCGATGTTTGCGAGGAGCCAGACAGCCCGGATAAGATCGAGCGATTCTGCGAATCACTCAAAGAGGCTGCGGTAGTCGAGCTGGCGAAGCGGAAGGCACTCCATTGAGCGGGCGGCGCGAGTGGCTCATCGTCGTCGCGACGGCGGCGGCCATGACACTCTTGCTCGAAATTTTATTCGGCGTGCCTTTTCACTGAGATGCTGAAAGTCCGGTGAAAGTCTAATGAAAGGACAAAAGGAGGGGGATGTGCTATGGAAGAGCGAGTCAATGTGGGCGGCATCCGCAATTTCAGCTCGCTGGCCTTTGTCGAGCGGCTGATGCAGCTCAAGCTCGACCAAGACGGCTACAAAGACGTGACCGTACGGGCACGACCAATCGAGCTCGAAAAGCGGGTGGGCCCGGCAAAAAGAGAAGCATAGCGAGACCTTGCGGCAGGCGGCTTCGCGCCGCCTGTGCAGTCTTGCTAAAGGGATTAATATCTCGACATAGAGCTGGATGATTATGCAAGATCAAGAGCAAGAAAAAGAAGAAGAGAGACAGCCGAAGAAGTAGCAGGAGAAGGAATATGGGGTACTGGAAGAAGAGCTGGAAGAGCAGAGATGGGAGCGTCCAAATCGTCGACAAGTACCACAGCCGGAAGCAGCAGCCGAAGAATCCACTGATACGCGAGAAACGGCGGAAGCGGACGGCGGGGGCATCGACGCCAACACAGGAGCAGGTCAATCTGCGACATCGGGTCGACCGGCTGACGAGACTCTTACTGGACAATTTTGAGGCTGGCGACTGGTGGGCGACTTTTAAGCTCGCGGATGCGGTCGATGAGAAGACCTTCCGGCGTGAGTATGAGAAAATGCTTCGTCGGATGCGCGATGCGTACCGCAAGGCAGGACATGAGCTCAAGTACATCGCCGTGCTCGAGAATCTCTCAGGGCACGGGCGGATGCACGGCCACATCATTGTCGATAATGTATCGGCCTTCTCACGGCTCAAGAAGCTCATGCGGGCGGCATGGCAGCTCGGCGACTGCCACATCAAGCCGTATGGCGGCGAGGTGATGGATGCCCAGAGACTGGCGTCGTATATGTGCAAAGAGGACACGATAGGCAAGGCCATCCGCGAGCGCAAAAAGCTCATGACGGCCGCACGCAATGGCAGGAAGGTCGACGGGCGGCAGATCAAGAAGCTCGACCGCATCATCGTCGGCGAGCGCTCGCGCATCTGCCCGTCGACAAATCTCGTCAGGACAAAGCCCAAAAAAGAGGCTGTTAGCCGGGCAGAGACCTACCGCGAGGAGATCCGTGCGCCGAAGGGATACCACGTCGTCAAGGAGCTCAGCTACAACGGGTGGACGGTAGACGGATATCCGTACCAGCACGCGGTCTATGAGCGGGACGGCTAGGGATATCCACAAAATGCACATGGGGTGTGGACAAAAAGATGGAGCAACACAGCATCAAGAGATTGGCAGAGGAGACATACTATCAGCACAGCGTCCCACAGCGCCGGTCATATCCGTGGGAGATATGGGAGATCCGCCGCCACCGCTGGCGACGGATGGGTAAAGATGAAGTGAGGAGGAGATTACTGCACGATGTACAGCAGAAGAAGATGGATACAGCCACAGGGACTGAGCCAGAGAAGCGAGACGAGCCGCATCAATAACGCCCAGGGCAGGCTCATGGAGGATATGATCCTCGGGGCCTGCCGTGACTATGAGCGCCGCGGCGTCGCGCGCATCGTCAAAGTGCCAGAGCCTTTTCGCGTCGTGAGAAATACCGACCGAGGGCAGGGCATCGCGACGGTGCGCTTCACGGGGCGGGCGGAGCCGGATTTTGTCGGCTGCCTGGCGGGCGGCCGTATGATTGCTTTTGAGAGCAAGTACACGACGGCTGATCGTATCCAGCAGCGCGTCGTCACGGATGCGCAGGCTCGCGCGCTCAAGAGCTACACGCGCATCGGCGCGAGCACGTACATCTGCTGCGGCATCGGCACAGGCTTTGACCTCACATACTTCATGATTCCGTGGGCTGTATGGCAGTACATGGACATCACGTACGGCCACAAGTACATGACGCGCGAGGACGCAAGGATGTACCGCGTCAAGGCGGATGCCGTCATCCACTTCCTCGACAATATCTAAAGTCAAAAAGTCAATATCGATTTCATGGCCGAGCAGAGAGCAGCCTTTTTCTCGCACGGTCGCAGGAGGGCAAAAAATGAAGATCTTTACAATCGCAAATCTCAAGGGCGGCGTCGGCAAGACAATCACGACGGTCAATGTCGCATATCTCTTAGCAGCGGAGCAAGGCCGCCGCGTCTTGGTTGTCGATAATGACCAGCAGGGCAATGCGAGCCACTTTTTTGGCCGCTACGGCTACGACAAGCCGGGCATGGCCGAGGTGCTGGCGCGTACGGCGGGGCCCGAGGCCGTGATCCAGCACACGGACTACGAGCGCATCGACATCATCGCGGCAAATCTCAATCTCGCAAAAGCCGAGAAGGCCGTCCTGCTCGACACGATGGTCCCGCAGCAGGTGCGTCTGCGCGAGTGCCTGCGGAAGGTCAAAGATACGTATGACTATGTACTCATCGACAATGCGCCGAGTCTTGGCATGTGCGTCGTCAATGCCTTGACGACAAGCGACTGGCTCATCGTACCGGCCAAGATTGACAGATGGACATTCGAGGGCGTCGACATGCTGCTGCAGCAGGCTGAGCAGGTGCAGAGCTATTTCAATCCGCAGCTTCGCTTCGCAGGCACGCTCATTACAAATTACAGACGTAATGAGAGTAACCGCCAGGGCGCGGAGTGGCTGCGGGCGGCTGGCAAGTACAAGCCCTTCCACTCGATGATCCGCTGGACGGACAAGGTCGACGAGAGCACATTTGCCGCAGCGCCGATCGTCGTGCACTCACCGCGGTGCAATGCAAGCAAAGATTATCGGCGCTTCACAGCCGAGCTGATGCGTCTCGCTGGCGACATGCTGGACGGCGAGCAGAAAGGCGGTGAGCAGGCGTGAGAAGCATCAATGAGCCTTCAGCCGCCTGGGAAGTCTACAAAGCGCGCCGTGCGACTCGTGCCCGCCATCGTCGCCAGCGGGCGGCAACATGCAGGGCAGTCGTGACAATCCTGTCGGCGGCCGCCAAGACGACGGTCGTGCTGGCCGCGCTCTATGCAGTGGCCTACATCGCCGCAGCGATTTGAGGAGATGAGCAGAATGAGCAGTGCAGCAAGAGACACGCCGCCGCTGTGCAGGTCCGGGCGCGAGTGTCTGAGATGCCGATATAGCGACTGCCGGAATCAAAATGCCAGGACGACGACGGAGGAGGCCGAGATGCTCAACTGTGCAGGGCTGAAGAGTATCTGGGCTACGCGCGGGAATTATATAGCGAGAGCGAGGAGGAAGAGACATGTTTGATATCACGAGCCTGATGTCTGACGCAAGCCGTCAGGCGTCAGAGAGGCCAAAGTATGAGGCGGTGCGCTTGCCGATCAGCAAGCTGTACCCAGACCCGGCCAATGCAAAAATCTATAGCATCGAGAGCATCGAGGAGTTGGCAGACAGCATCGAGTTGGCGGGCGGCGTCATGCACAATCTCGTCGTGCGCGAGCAGGATACGGATGGCAGATACCAGATCATCAGCGGGGAGCGCCGCTGGACGGCATGCAAATATCTCGTCGAGCATGGCAAAGAGCAGTATGGCGAGGTTGGCTGCCTCATCGAGCATGTGCACGACGAGGATACGCTGCAGCTCATGCTCGTGCTCGCCAATAGCACGGCAAGGCAGCTGACGGACGCCGAGAAGATGCGCCAGGCCGAGGCGCTGACGGCGGTGCTGACGCGGATGCGCAAGGAAGGCAAGGTACAGGGACGTGTCCGCGAGCTAGTCGGCAAGATGCTCAAGACGACGAGCGGCCAGCTTGCTAGATACCATGCCATCCAGGCCAACCTGCAGGGTGGCCTACGAGACAGATTTGAGCGCGGCGAGGTCGGCGTCAGCGTCGCCTACGAGGCCAGCAAGCTTGATAAAGCCGGACAGGACGCCGTGGCCAAGAAGGCAGAGGCGCAGCCGGTCACACTCAAGGATGTCACGGCCGTCAAGATGCAGCAGGGTGAGAGCGAGGCGTACAAGGCCAAGATGGAGCGGCTCAAAAAGCATCGCGAGCAGGAGCAGGCGCGGATCACAAGCGACACCACGCTGGATGGCGATGTGATAGCTGCAGGGCGATCGTCAATCACACAGCACGCAGTGGGCGGCAAGACACTGGCCGCCATCGATGAGCACAAGCCAGTCGGACATGAGGGCGAGCCGGAAGCCGTGCCGCCAGCCATCGGGACAGATCAGCACGACATCGACCTCAAGACTCAGATCGGCGCGCTGCGGTATGTACAGCGCGAGCTCGACAGGATGCATGTCGGGATGCTGGTCAGAAAAACACCAGCAGGCGAAGAAGAGGAGCTCGGTACCGTGCGGGTGGCCATCAATAGAGAGGTAGACGAGCTGCTTGACATCATCCAGGTCAAGCTTGAGTGCTGCCACGCCAGCATGGTCAATGCAATGAGAGGAGGCAAGTGATGAGCAGCTTTGCAAAAAAAATGGCCCGCAAGCACGCCAAGGAGCTCAAAAAAGACGGCATCGCCGCAGTCAAGCGCAGCGGGCGGATTGAGAAGAAAGTAAGACATCTGACGCCGCGAGAAATCGTCGAGGACCACAAGGCCGTTACCGAGGCATACGATACGCTGGCCGTCATCTTTGACGTAGCTGTGCATCGTAAGTGGGGATGGGGCAAAGAGCGCCGGGCACGGCTCCACAAAAAAAATGGCCATCCACCTGCTATGCCTCAAGGACAAGATGGTCAAGACAAGCGATATCGAGCGTATCGTCAAAAAGGAGACGGGCCTGGAGCTCGACAAAAAACACTTATACGCTGAGTGGTGGGACCACCAGCGCGAGATCCAGTACAGATGTGTCGATGATATGTCGGCCATCTTTATGATCTCGCTCATGGATGAGTTTGGCTACAAAGGCAAGGCACTCGACAGCGTCTATGACATCGCGGCGGAGATTGCTCACGAGATTAAGATAGGCAAAAAGACGGTAAAAGACCTGCGGGCGGAGCTGGAGCCGCGCAGGAGGAAGAAAAGGAGGTCACAGCGTGAATCGAAATACAGAAAATGCGATGGAACGCGCATTTAAAAATATCGTGGCGTGTGTGCCGGAAAAGACTGAGGATGGCCATTTTGACGAAGCCGCACAGCTCATCAAGGTGAAGCGGGAGTACAAAGAAGCGGTCGACGCTTATGAGAAATGGCTGGTAGACGGCGACAGAAAATCTGAGACGGAATACCTCGAGGAAATCGCCGACACAGTGACGGCACTGGCTACATTGCTTTGGGCGCATACGAGCAAAGATGAGATACCGGGCCGACGCATCGAGCTGGTATTTGCAATGGTCAATCTCAAAAATAGACTGAGAGGCTACCATGATTTTGAGAGAGAAGGCGAGAAAAAGTGAAAAAGAAAGCTGAGCACGAGGTCGTCTGCACGCTCTGCGGCAAGACATTCCGAACAGCCTGCCCGACGGCCAAGCGCTGCCCGGAGTGCCGGGCATTTATCGATAAAGGGATGCGGGACCCGGGACAGGACGGGCACCGCAAGGGAAAGAAGAAGCACTACGTCACGCCACAGGAGCCGCTCGACGAGATGGCCGCGCGGGCGGCAGCTCTCGGCATGAGCTACGGTCAGTACAGCGGCATCAAGCGAGCGGGCGGCCATCCGAGCCCACGCAATCGTGAGCACTACGTCGACCCGGCGTGGCAGGCTTGGAAAGATAAAATCTACGGCATTGTGAGACGCCAGCAGGAGCGCGTCGAGGCTGAGAGAAAGAAGGGGGATAAAATGAGCAATATCATGGCTTTTGTGCTTGGCGCCGTCGCAATGGCAGGCATCGTCGCACTTGTCGTCGTCATCTCGTGCTGCAAGGTATCGAGCCAATGGTCGCACCTCGAGGAGTGGAGCGATATGAAGGTCGGCAAGTGGGATGAGGTGCCACTCGATGAGCGGATCGAGAAGACAAAGCGCAAGTAAGTGTACCTAAAACGCACTTTAGGAAGGGGAGGAAAGCATGGATATCGATATCCGAGGAATCTGGCGGTACAAGGCGGCACGAGAGACCTGCGAGGGCCTGCGTGATGCGATCACGGCGCAGGCTGCAGTAAAAGAGGCGGCCATCGCTGCCAAGGATGCCGTCATCGAGCAAAAGGACCGCGAGGCCGAGCTGGCAAAGGCGAAAATCAGTCAGCTGCAGGCAGCGCTGGATAAGGCGAATGAGACGATCAATGATGAAATCGAGACATTCTTCCAAGAGAAGGAAAAGCTCAAGAAAAAGCACGCTGAAGAGGTCAAAAATCTCGAGGCGGAGGCAGAAGAGCAGCACCACAGCTATGAGAGCCTCGAAGAATACTGCAAGATGCTCGAGGATGACGCCAAGAAACTCAAGGAGAAAATCAAGGACCTCGAGGCCGAGAATGCCAAGCTCAAGAAGACCCGCTACAGGTGGGTCGATAGCAGACATGGATGGTGGCCGGTCGAGAGTGCCGACCTCGACGACCTCGTCATGAAGGTGCCGTACGTCGTCTACACGATGCAGAAGCGCGAGGAAGAGCAGGAAGAGAAGAGAATCCCGGAGGTGTAATTATTATGAATCAGGCAATCATCATCGGGCGGCTGACGCGCGATCCCGAGGTACGCTATACGCAGTCGGGCACGGCCGTCTGCACATTTACGCTGGCAGTCGACCGGCCGTGGGCACACAGCAAAGATCAGCAGAGCAATCAGCCGACAGCCGATTTCATTCCCGTCGTGACCTGGCGCAAGCTCGCCGAGGTCTGCGGCAACAATCTCATCAAGGGGCGTCGCGTCGGCGTGCACGGCCGCATCCAGGTCAGGAGCTACGAGGCACAGGACGGCTCAAAGCGCTATGTGACCGAAGTCGTCGCAGAGGACCTCGAGTTTCTCGACAGCCGCAAGGATACAGGAGCAGCAGCACCGTCAGCGGGCGGCTTCGGCCAGACAACCGGCGCCGTCTCGGGCGGCAAGCAGGACCAGACCTTCGGACCGGCAATCCCGGACGAAGAAATACCATTTTGAGGAGTGAGAGACGTGGAGATTGACAAGGAGAATTTTAAATGTGGCACGATTTACGATATTTTGACGAGCCCAAATGTCGACCATACCGTAGGCGGCAAGTGCAGCGAGTGCGGCGCTTGCTGTGCCGACGTCATCCCGATATCATCGCGCGAGGCCAAGACGATAAGAGCCTACATCAAGCGCCATCATGTAGAGCCGGTCCGACATGTACCTGCAGACGGCGATGTTGTCGACGGCCTGTGCCCATTTTGCGACACAGGCAAGCCGCGAAAGAAATGCCGCATCTACAGCGTACGGCCGGGCATCTGCAGGCGATGGATCTGCTCGCACCCAGATGGCCGCCGAGCGGGCGGCGCGACACGGATGCTTGTATCGATGTGGGAGGTATTTTACAGTGAGGACCATTATAGGGGGACAATCGATATACTGCCAAAACTGCCGGACGCGCAGGAGGCTGCATCGAGTCCGACTGCAGCACCGCGGCAGTGAGGCGGTCATGTATCTTTGCGATGACTGCGTCAAATATGTCGCCGATATGATGGGAGGTGATGCCGGATGCGAGGAGGATACCAACGGCTGCCTACACCACTTCCGCCGAGTGTGATTGCGAAGCGGCTAAAAGCGATGGCCGACAATCTCGTCTTGCTCATCATATGGCGCAATGAGGCAGAGAACCGCAAAAAGGCGAGAGCCATCCAGCGCGTCATCGACAAAAAAGTCAAGCTTTACAGAGGGCAGGGGCTGAACGTTGACGCGGAGTTTGCACGATTGCTAGACGGCAGGAGCTGGGACAACATTACGACGGAGACAGAAGTCAGAGAAGCAGAAAAGACCATGCCGTGCTTTAAATATCTGCCGTGGCCGGGAGATGGACACCAAGCGGAGGAGAGAAAATGAAGAAAAGCTGCAGTGAGATGGAAGTCATACGAGAAATCGAGAAGGCCGTGCTCATCGGCCTCAAGAAAGAAGGGTGCCAGCGGGCGGCAAAGGATTGCGAGCTGTGTCCGCTGGCAGTCTGGGTAGAAAATGAGAGCAGGTACTTGTGCAAGCCTGCGGATCTGCTGGGCACTGTCAAAGGATGGCAGAGGGACGAGAAGAAAAGAGAGGAGAAGAAAAAATGAAAGAAGTGACATGGAGCGAGGACCAGACTATGAAGCAGGAGAGCGGCGGCTTTGTATATCGTGTGCCGCTCGGTCGCGGCTATGAGGTGAGCATCCTCTCGACGGCATATTCTTACGGCGGACGGGAGGGACTGTACGAAATCGCCTTGGTGGACGCAGATGGCGAACCAGTCAATATCCGAGGCCAGGTAAAGGGCTTTGAAGGTGACGAGGTGCTTGGCTGGCTCACCGAGAGACAGGTGCGCGAGTACATCAAGGTGCTCAGCGACTTTGTCTGGCATCACAAAGGCTTGGACGCCGAACAGATCAAGCGGCAGCTCTGGACCGAAAAATGGATGGGCCGTAATGCCTGGAGCAAGATTATCGAGGAGATGCACGAGCGGAAGTGGCAGGCTTTTGAAGACGACAAGGCAGAGCTTTTTTTGAATAGTAGGAAGGCCGGACCAATGAAGAAGATCGGGCTCTAATTACCGCCGAGAGCCGAGCGAGGCTGAATAAATAATCACATGCCAGCCGGTCAGGTCGACATAGTCTCTATATAATAGTAAAATAAGAAGCAGCACAAGATTGGATTTGTCCAAATCGGACACCGAGAGCAGCCGAAAAAGAATCTCAGGTGTGGAGGACAGCATGACAGAAAAAGACGTGGAAGTAATCAAAGACCTGCTGAGTAAGGCTGTGACCAAAGCGTACGCGGCGGGCAAGCGGGCGGCAAAGGACCCGTACCGACAGACCGAGCGACGGCTCAGGGCTTACCCGGTGCTCAAGCGCAATGTCGAGCGGTACAAAGCCGACATCGAGGACATCAAGCGCGAAGATTTTGGCAAGAGCCAGAGTCTCGTACTCTTCCGGCGCAATTCCGGCCAGCCACCTAAAAAGGACCTCGACGAGATCCGCGAGGAGAAAATCATCGAGGTGCGTGCCAAGCTCTTGCGCGACGAGAAGGAGACTCGCGAGATCGAGATGGCTCTGGCGTATGTCAGGGATTATCCGTACTACGGTCTCATCGAGATGATTTACTTTCAGGGGCTCGAGCAGGTCGAGATTGAGGACCGGCTGCATTGCGACCGCTCGACAATCTACCGCAACCGCAAGATCCTCGTCAGCCGCATCAGCGAGGTGCTCTACGGTGCCGACGCGCTGTAATGCGACAGACTTGCGCGACAATCGTGCAACATCAGCCCGAAAAAATTATGCTATGATAAAAGACATGGACAAAGTATGACTGCATACGATACTCCACGTCTACGGTAAGAGACGCCAGTGATGGCGTCTTTTTTCGTGCGCAAAAGGAGGCGGGCGGGTGAAGATCTACTGCGACAATGAGCGATGCCGGTACAATGACGCGCAGACCTGCACGCAGAACCTCGTCTACTACGTCGGCCGGAAGTGCATGACCTTCCGTGACGGGCGGCACCATGAGACCAGCCGCCTGATGCGGACGAGCGAGAGGACCGGCTGCCGGAAGCGAGGTGGCCGGTACGTGTCGGATGCGCGACGAATCATCAAGTGAGAGAGGAGGCGAGGCGCGTGTGCGAGGAAAGAGCAAGTGGGAGCTAGCAGAGATTGACTATGTCGCGGGCATGAAGTACCGCGAGATTGCCGAGAAATACGGCGTCAGCATCAACACCGTGAAGAGCTGGAAGGTGCGCCATTCTTGGGACCGCAAGGGAAACGGCCCGAGAAAAAGAAAGCGTGCACACACGATGCGTATAAAAGCACGCACACAAAAGATGCACGAGCAGGAAGAGCGCGATGAAGAAAAGCGGAAAGCCATCAAGGCGCTCGTTAAGGTCGACAAAATCAATGAGCGTCAACGCCTCTTTGCCCTTTATTACTTCCAGACGCACAATGCGACAGCTTCTTACCAACGCGCGTACGGGTGCACGAGGGCCGCGGCTTCGGCCTCGGCTTATAAGCTACTCAGAAATCCTGCGATTATTGCGACGATTCGCGAGTTGCAGGCCGATCGCGACGCAACGTTGCTGCTGACGGCGGGCGATGTAGTCGAGCTCTACATGCGCATCGCCTTTACTGACTACAGCGATTTACTGGATTTCAGCGAGCGGAATGTCAGAATAAAAGACCTCGAGCAGGCCGACACGCAGCTCTTTGAGTCATTCCAGATCAATGACCACGGCGGTGTGGCCTTTAAGACGGCCAACCGCATGAAGGCGCTGCAATGGCTGGCGAGCTACTTCGAGCTCAATCCACGCGATAGGCATCGGGCGGCATACCAGGCCAAAATGGCAGAGCTCAGGGAGCGAGAGGTCAAGAGCAAGGAGGATGGCTGGTAAATGGCACAGACATGGGCGATGAGACTCTATCAGTCACGCGAGTGGCGCGAGCTCAGACGGGCAATCATCCAAGAGCGCGGCCTGCGATGCGAGGCATGCGGGCGGCTGGTGCACAATGCATCCGACTTGACGGCCGACCACATCCGCGAGCTGACACCGGAGACGGTGCAGGATGCCGACATCGCACTCAATCAAGACAACGTGCAGCTGCTCTGCGCGGACTGCCACAATCGCAAGCATCAACGCTTCGGCCACACGGGCCGGGGCGTTTTTATCGTCTACGGCTCGCCGTGCAGCGGCAAGACAACACTTGTTAATCAGCTCAAGCTGCGCGGCGACATCATCGTCGACATGGACCTACTCTACCAAGCAGTGAGCGGATGCGTGCTCTACGACAAGCCGGACAATATCAAGCAGGTCGTCTTCCGCGTGCGCGACACCTTGCTCGATGCCGTCAAGACGCGGCTCGGCAAGTGGAATAATGCGTACATCATCGGCGGCTATCCGTACAAGGCTAAGCGTGAGGCGCTGGCCAGGCAGCTCGGCGCGCAGCTCATCTATTGCGAGTCGACGCGCGAGGAGTGCCTGGCACGCGCAAAAGAGCGCGGCGTCTTCGCGGCGGACTGGGGAAAGTATGTGCGCCGATGGTGGAATGAGTACGAGCCGTGAGTGCCTCGAGTGGACAGCCCCCCCTGGCCTTGCGACCTGGATCAAAAAATTTAGAACCGTGCGGGATACCTTTTTAAAATCCGCACCGAAAATTTGACTTTTCGGCCGAGCTTTTTGGAATCGAGGTGAGATGGGTGGAAGTCAAGCAAGAGTACGAGAGACTGCGCGAGCTCTTCCGAGATGGCGCGGATGAGAAGCTGATGGAAGCGGCGGACGGTGCCATCATGGAGGCTGCGCGCATCCGCTGCCAGCTCGACGAGCTCAACAAGATCGCGCGGGCGGGCGGCCTCGTCAAGTATGACCCGGCGAACCCGTCACGCCAGAAGACGCAGCCGATCGCGCGGACCATCACGCAGGTGCGCGCGAGCTATATCAGCTACGTCGCCAAGCTGACCAAGATGCTCGGCGGTGGCTCGCTGGAAGATGACGACGATGACCTCGACGAGTATGAGTAAGTCGAGGGGGAAGAAGCCGGACAAGAAGCGGCCGCGTCTGCTGGCACCATATCGCTCCTACCTGCATCTCTATGCTGAGAAAATCAAGAGCGGCCAGATCGTCGCGGGCACGCACATCAAGCAGGGCATCAGGCGATTCCTCGATGACTTCGACAATCCCGAGCTGCGCATTGACTTGTCCGAATCGGACAAGCGCATCCGCTTCATCGAGCACGAGTGCAAGCTCTACGAGGCACCATTCAGCGGGCGGCCCTTCCGGCTCGAGCTCTTTCAGAAGGCCATCATCGAGTCAATCTATGCGATTAAGAAATGGAACCCCGAAGCAAATTTTGGTAAGGGCGGCTGGGTGCGCAAGTACCAGGACGTCCTCATTCTCATCGCGCGCAAGAATGGCAAGACGCCGCTCGTCGCGGCCATCTCGCTGTCGGAATTCATGTGCGGCGAGATGGGGACGAAAATACTCTACGGCTCGAATGACTTTGAGCAGGCCGACCTCGCTTTCTCGGCGACGGACGCCATGCGCGAGGAGTCACCGAGTATGGCCAAGCGCACGCGGCGGAATCAGAAGGGCATCTTCTTCGGCAACCCGAAGCACCGCAAGACGAAGGGCAAATACTCATACCAGAATAAGGGGTCCATCCGCAAGATCTCAGCCAACGGCAAAAATAAAGAGGGCCGCAACATCAAGATTGGCGTCGTCGACGAGGTGCACGAGATGGAAGACGATCACCTCATCATGCCGATACAGCAGGCGCTCTCGACACAGGACGAGCCGCTCTATTTTGAGATCACAACCGAGGGCTTTACCGAGGACGGCTACCTCGACCACCGCCTCGCCGATGCGCAGAAGGTACTCGACGGCGAGCTCGACCGGCCTGATTGGGCGATATGGTGGTACAGCCAGGACAGCGAAGAAGAGGTCTGGCAGGATGAGAAGTCCTGGCAGAAGAGCAATCCGGGCATCGGCGTCATCAAGAAATGGTCGTACCTTCGCAAGCAGGTCGAGGAAGCAAAGAGCAATCCGTCGCAGCGCGCTTTTGTGCTCGCGAAGGATTTTAATATCAAGCAGAATTCTTCGGCGGCTTGGCTCGACGAGGCAACCATCGCCAACACCGAGACATTCGACCCAGAAATGCTGCGCGGCCAGTATTACATCGGCGGCCTCGACTTTGCCGAGACGACCGACCTCTGCTCAGCTCGCGCACTCTTTGAGGATCAGCAGACGAAGAAGAAGTACACGCTGCAGATGTACTTCATACCGGAAGCCAAGGCCGACGCGATTCTCGACGATGACTCACAGCTTAACCCGGAGCGAAAGAATTACCGTGAGTGGGAGAAACAGGGCCTCGTCGTCATCTGCCCGGGCGCGGAAGTCGACGCCGAGCTTGTCGCGGGCTGGTTTGTCGACCTCTATGAGCACTACGGCATGATGCCCTATAAGATCGGCTATGATAATTGGCACTCAAAGGACTTCCAGGAAATCATCGCCGACAACTTTGGTAAAGAGGTGCTCGAGCGCATCGGCATGGACTTTATGAGCCTGTCGGGGCCGATGCGGTCGCTCGAGTCGGATCTCGGGCGCAATGTACTCGTCTACAACAACAACGAGATCGACCGCTGGTGCCTGTCGAACACGGGCTACAAAACCAACAACATCGGGCTCATCATGCCCGTGAAGAAATACGGAACGAGCAAGAATCGCATCGACGGCACGCTGAGCGATATCATCTGCTACGCGACATTCAACCGCTACAGGTCACTGTACCGGGATGCACAGAAAATGAGGTGAGGAGCGAGACATGATTTTTCAAAACTACGTCCAGGGGCTGCTGGACGTCTACAGGGGATGGCGCAATCGGCGCTTTGTGCAAGGAGTCCTCGAGGACAATCGGGCCGTCTTCACTTCATGGGGCGGCAATATCTACTTGTCGGACATCGTCAATAACTGCATCAACCGCATCGCGACGGAGATCGGCAAGATTGACGTCTGCAGCGTCGTCAAGATGGGCAGCAACATTGCCATCCAGAATGACGACATAACGCGCCTCTTCCGCTTCCAGCCAAACCCGCTGCAGACGACGAAGGACTTCCTTGAGGCATGTGCATGGTTGCAGCGCAAGACAATGCACTGCTTCATCTTCCCGCAGTGGGAGGATGTCAGGGGAGCGAATGGTCTGACGTACCGACGCTACACAGCACTCTACCCGCTCAACCCGGCTTCGGCTGAGCTCGGCCGTAATGAGACGGGGCGCTGGATGATTAAATTCCATTGGCGCGACGGCGGCACGGATGTGCTGCCGTATGACCAGGTCGTCCACCTCAAGTGGCGCCGCGGCAAGAACCTCATCATGGGCGGCGGCAATGACTACGGCCATGCGGACACGCGCGACGCGCAAAAGGCTGTCGAGACACTCGACAAGCTGATGCAGGGCTTGCCGCTGAGTATCGAAGCGGGCTTGAAGCTCAGCGGCGTCTTTACGAGCAAGACAAAGCTCGATGCCGACAAGCTGCGGGCGGCGCGTGATGAATTTGAAGACCGCATCCTGACGTCAAAGGCGGGCATTGCCGCCGTCGATGTCGCGGGCGACTTTACGCCGATCCAGAATAAACAGGTCAGCATCCCCAACACGACGATGGAATTTATCAAGGACATCATCCGCAACCGCTATGGCGTCAGCGCGGCCGTGCTGGACGGCGACTACAATGACGCTCAGCACGCAGCCTTCTACCAAAACTGCATCGAGGATTTTATCAACGAATTTGAGCAGGCCATGACGGCCTGCCTTTTTAGCCAGCGCGAGCAGGACGTCGGGCACCGCGTCAGATGCTACTACAACAAGGTCGAGTATTATGACACGCCGAATAAACTGCAGCTGGCGCAGATCGCACGCGACACGGGCCTCATGACCCTCAATCAGATTGCCGATATGTTTGGCATCGAGCCATTCAAGGGCGGCGACCGTCGCCTGCAGTCGCTGAATTACGTCAACACAGAGCTGGTCGACAAGTACCAGCTTGATGCGAAAGGAGTCAATGCAAATGCCGAGAGCAAAGAGCCGGACGAATCCGGCAAGTAGAAGGGACGACGAGATGACCTGCGTGCGCAGCTACGCGCGCCAGGAATTCCGCGCCGTGGCGGGCGGCGAGGACAATGGCGACGGGGAAGATGACGGCATCCGCTCGATCACCGGCCATCCGGCTGTCTTTAATTCCCCAGCAGACATCGGCGGATGGTTCGAAGAGATCATCGAGCCGGGCGCTTTTGATGACTGCGACATGAACGATGTCCTATTTTTCACAAACCACCGCGACACGAAAATCCCGCTCGCACGCAGCCGCCGCAACAATGGCAGCTCGACGATGACACTGGCAGTCGACGACATCGGACTCAAGATGGACGCTGATTTGGACGTCAAGAACAATCAGGAGGCGAGAGCCCTCTTCTCGGCCATCCAGCGCGGCGATATGGATGGCATGAGTTTCTGCTTCCGCGTCCGGGAGCAGACCTGGGATAATCTTGACACGGATTATCCCACCAGGCACATCACCAAGATTGCCAAAGTCTACGAGGTATCGGCCGTCAATGAGCCAGCCTACGCAGACACCGATATTTCCGCTCGCGACAAAGCGGCGCTGGAGAGCGCCCGCAGGGATGTGGAGACAGCCCAGTCGGAATCGCTGGAGAGCGAAAAAGAGCTTGAAGTATATAGACTCAAAAACAGAATCATGGCAAACGCCTGAGAAGTGAAAGAAGGTAAACACATGAACAGAGAAAAAATCCTGAAAATTATCCGCGCCAAGGAAGACCGCAAGAAAGCGCTCGCTGAGCAGTCGGACAAGGCGACGACCGTCGAGGAGCTGCGCTCCATCAATGAGGATATCAAGCGCATCAATGGCGAGATTGAGGAGCTGCGCGGTATTATCGCCGACGATCCGAGCGATGCCGTCGCCGACCGCACGAAGGCCGTCAATGAGAAAGACGACGCTGCAAAGCCGGAAGCGCGCGGCAAGCAGCTCGATGACCCGGAGCGTGGCTTTGAGTCGCGCGGCCGCGTCGATCTTGACGGTGCACAGACGAAGGAATCCGCCGAAGCGCGCAACCGTGAGTACGGCAAGAATCTCAAGGAGGGCCGCTCCATCTCGATCTCTGGCGGCACGCTCGTCCTGCCGCAGCACACGGGCGACACGATCAATCCGAGCTTCTTGCAGAGCTCGAACCTCATCGACCTCGTCCGCCAGGTACCAATCCCGGGCGGCGAGACGTACAGCCAGCCGTATGAGATCAGCACGGACGACGCAGGCTATACCGGCGAAGGTACCGAGGCGGCCACGGCCGAGGTGAAATTTGGCAAGGCAACTATTACCAAGGCGAAGGTCACGGCTTACAGCGAGATGACCGAGGAGGTCGAGAAGCTGGCTGAAGCACCGTACGCAGAAGCCGTCCTCGGCGCAGTCGAGACGTCCCTGCGCAAGAAGCTCGCGAAGGAAATCCTCGTCGGCACGGGCGCAGACAATACGCTGACCGGCATCTTCTCGGCCAAGGCGACAGCCATCGACGCCACCACCGACATCACGGTCGGCAAGATCGACAATACGACGCTCGACTCCATTATCTACGGCTATGGCGGCGACGAATCCGTCGAGGGCATGAATCTGCTGATCCTCAACAAGAAGGACCTCGCGGCATTTGCCCGCCTGCGCAATACGGACGGCTCGAAATTCCACACAATCATCATGAGTGGCAATGGCGGTTCTGGAACAATTGATGGCACGCCTTTTGTCATCAACTCCGCCTGCGGCTCCATTGCAGACAGCAAGACGGCTGCAGATGCATACTGCATGGCCTATGGCAATCCGCTCAACTATCAGCTCACGATTTTCTCCGACCCGGAAATCAAGAAGAGCACGGATTACAAATTCAAAGAGGGCATGGTCTGCCATCGCGGCGTCATCTTCGCGGGCGGCAATGTCGTCTCGGCAAATGGCTTTATCCGCATCAAGAAGGCATCGCAGGTATAACCTGCAGGATAGGCAGAGGCCTGGCTTTTGGCCGGGCCCTTTTACATGTCCGAATTGGACACACAAGCACGAGGAGGAAATGGCATGAAGGCGAAGACGCTGAAAGCATTCATCGACCGCGAGACGGGCGCTGGCTACAATGTCGGCGACATCTACGAGAGCAGCGCGAGCGGGCGGCTGGATGAGCTGGCAGCGGGCGGCTACATCGAGGTAATCGCGCCGCGCAGCAAAAAGCCACCGGCCGCCACGGCGGCACCTGCAGATAAGAGCACGGCCACAAAGGCAAAGGAGTGAGCGCGATGATGGCGACAGAGACAGAGCTGCAGCTGATTGCGATGCTGCTGCGCATCGACACCGATGCCGACACGCTCAAGATCATCCGCACTTACGTGGGCGCGGCTGAGTCATGGCTGCACAATGCGGGCGTCGAGCCGGACTACGACGACGGTCTCTACACCAACGCCGTCGCGGCCTATGTCGGCCAGCAGTACGACGACCCGGAGGGCGGTACGGCCAAGTCGGGCGATGTCACGCTGGCGGCAATGGCCGAGCAACTGCGGCTCGCGCAGGCCGCGAAGCAGCAGACAGGTGGTGACGCGCCGTGAAGCAATCCGATGTGGGTAAGCTCGACAAGCGCATCGACCTGCTTGAGCCGGTCGGCGCAGGCACGTACAAAGTCGCCGCAACGGTATGGGCCATCTTTCGGCGGCCGGGCATCAAGAGCGGAGCCATGCTCGGCAGCGCCGAGGCCGTCGTCATCACGCAGGGCGTGACCATCCGCGAGCGCAAAGACGTCCACAAAGGGTGGCGCATCCGCTACCCGGCAGGTGACAAGCGAGGCGAGCTTTACGACGTGCTGCACGTCGACGCATCCGTGCGCCACGAGCTCACGCTGACCTGCAAGGACATCGAGGTGCAGACATGAGCGAGCCTTTTAAAATCAACATCCGGCTCGACGACGTTGTCTTCCGCGCGACGGCTGACATCAGCAAGTACGACAAGGAGACACAGGATAAAATCAAGGCCGCCATCAGTGATGGCGTCAAGGGCGTCTACGAGGAGGCAGTCAATCGCGCGCCGAAGCGGACGGGCGGGCTCATTGAGGGCATCAAGATGGACGTCAAGGGAGCACACGGCACGGTCAAGAGTACTGCGCCGATCTCACATGTCGTCGAGTACGGCAGCGGGCCGCGCATCGCCTCGCCGCTGCGGGCAAAAGCGATGCTCATTAATGGCGATTTTGTCCGCGGCCACGTCGTCAGCGTAATGCCGGAGCGGCCCTTCATGCGCCCGGCGGCCGAAGCGGGCAAGCCGAAAATCGAGGCGGCAGTCAAGGAGGCTATTAAGAAATGAGAGTCATCAAGCACCTGCCGATTCTGTCGCTGCAGGAAGCAGTCTACGAGCTGCTCGATCGGGGACAGACGACGCAGGTCTACCGCGCTGTACCGCCGCAGGCCGAAAAGAGTCCGTACATCACAATCGGGCTCTGCACTGTAAAGCCGGAGGACACGAAAGAAGACGCCCTCTGGAATTGCACGCTGGCGATTGATATCTGGAGCACCGGGGCGGGTGCCGGGAATATCATCGAGGCGGACAGCGCTGACGCGGCGGGCGGCTCGGCACCTGATACACAGATTGCCGAGCAAGCGAAGAAAATCTACGAAGCCGTCGACGACATCAGCTATTTGATATCAAAGTACGGCGACCGCATCACGGTCGATGGCTACAAGGTCCTCGATGTCGAGGTCGAGCAGAGCGAGACCTTCCCGACGAGCGACCTCGGCTATCATGCGACTGTATCGGTGCGGTATCAGCTCATCGACAAGTAATAAGGAGTGACATATATGGCAATCACAGAAAATCAGCTCAAGACGCTGCCGGAAAATCCCGACAAGAGCGTCGCGAGCCCTGGTAAAGACCATCTGCTGCAGGTAGACGGTGGCACAAAGGATAAGGCAAGCTGGATCACGGTCGGCGGCCAGCGCAATGCGCCGCTCGACCAGACGGCTGACTCCATCGACGCATCGCATAAGTCGTCCGGCGACTGGAAACAGACCCTGCCGGGCCTCAAGGGCTGGACGTGCTCGTACAGCGGCCTGCGCATCCTTAACGACGATGGCCTCGCCATCATTGGCTATTGCTTCCGCAATTCCAAGCAGGCACATGTCCGCTTTATCGACAAAGAGGGAAATTATCAGGAGGGCTGGTGCTACATCACCAAGCTGACAAAGGACACGAGCTACACGGCAGTCGCGACCTACACGGCGACGCTCAGTGGTGTCGGCGCAATCAGCGAGGTCAAAAAGGACGCTACGTACACGGGCACGACCCCGACGACCGACCTGGGCGCATAATCGCCTGGCTGACGTCGCGATACACAGCAGAGGAGAATAAGAATTGAAAAAACCAACGACTTTCAAGATTGGCGAGCGTGAGTACACACTCGCTTTTTCTGTCCGCGCGTTGGCAAATATGGAGCGCTCGATTGGGCGCTCCATTTTGTCTATCATCACGGGCAATCAGGCGAGCTGGATGCGCAATATGACGATTGACTTCACCGCGTACGGGCTCAAATACGGCCTGCAGGGTGCGGAGAAAGATTTTGACCCGTACGAGCTCATCGATTACGCCTTCGAGCATGGCATGGAGCTCAATGAGCTGACGGGCTACATCTTACTTGCCATCGAGCAGACCGGCCTTTTTCAGATTCGGATGCCGGAGCCGACAGAAGAAAAGACCGGCAAGACGGAGAAGAAGTAAAATCATTCCTTGAGTGGGTTGAAAAAACCGAGCCAGTGGCCTACCGCATCGGCTTGAAGCCACAAGAATTCGAGGAACTATCTCCTGGCGAATTTCGGCGGCTTGTCGAAGCGTACGAGGCGCGGCGAAAGGACGAGGACTATCGTCGCTCGTACTTTGTGTCGCTGCTGATGAATCCGCATCTCAAAGAGCCGGTCACGCCGGAGCAGATTTTCGACCCGCTCTACTACACAGCCGACGAGATCAAGGAGAAGAAAAATCGGGCAGCCGAAGAGGAACTGGAGTACTTCCAGAGCTTCGGCCAGGCGAACAAAAAGTAAATTGGAGAGGTGAAAATATTGTCGACCATATCAGAGCTGCTCATCAAGATCGGTGCCGACTCATCGGGCCTGCGCAAAGAGCTCGGCGAGTCAAAGACTGCCATCAATCAGACCTTCGGCGACGTCAAGCCTCTCGACACGATGCAGGGAGCACTGACGAGCACGACGAGCAAAGTCGAGGGGCTTATCGGCTCCCTTACAAAATTCGCGGGCGTCGTCGCGGGCGGCTTCGGCCTGACGTCGCTGATCTCGGGCGCAGTCACGGCGGGCGAAAGCGTCTACCAGCTCTCGCAGAAGATGGGCGTCACCGTCGCCCAGGCAGGAGAATTCAAGCGCATCCTCGCGCTGACGGGCGGCGATGCAGACGCCGCGAGCGCGGCCATCATGAAGCTCGACAAGTCGATGGCGGGCGGCGGCGCATCGGCGCAGAAGACGCAGAAAATCTTCGACGCGCTCGGCATCTCGCTCAAAGACCAGCAGGGCCACCTGCTGCCACTCAATCAGCAAATGGAGCAGCTGGCCGATGGCTATAAAAAGGCCGAGAAGGCCGGATACGGCCAGGAATTTATCATGAATACGCTCGGCGCGAAGGGCTTGTCATTGACGCAGACCTTGCGCGACTACGCCGAGGCGAAAGAAAATGCCGCGAAGATAAAATCGTCCGGCATGATTGATGCAAAGCAGATGCATGAGCTCGACCAAGAAATGAAGCTCATTAATATGCAATTCGGCCAGCTCAAAGTCGCAGGCGGCGCGGCCGTGGCACCGCTCGCCAAAGAATTCCTGCCGCTGGCACTCGAGGGCTTGAGCAAGGCGGCTGTATTTATCAAGGACAACAGCTCGCAGATCAAGACGCTGACGACGGACCTTGTCAAGCTCTATGCCGTCTACAAATCCATCCAGGCCGTCCGCGCCATCGGCACTAAAGCGACGTCGGCCGTCAAGTCGACCGTCGGCAAGGCACTCGGCGGCAGTGCCGAGGTGGCCGAGGCCGAGAAGACACAGGCCGAGATCACCAAAGTACAGCAGCGCGCCATCAATAAGCGCATGACCGCGATGCAGACCGCGGCGAATAAGGAAATCAAGGCATACGAAAAGACCGTCCAGAAGATGGAGATCACCGAAGCCGAGAAGACGCGCCTCGTCACCGAATTTACAACCCAGCGCACGATTGCCCTCGAAGAAGCCCAGCTCAAAGAGCGGGCGGCGATGGAAAAGACCTTTTTATCCTATCAGACGCAAAAGACCCGCGAGGTGGAGATTGCCGCCGAGGCCGAGCAAGCAAAAGCTGGGGCTGCCGAGAAAGCCGCCGCACAGATCACCGAGGCCAACACCGCGGCGGGAGCGTCAGCCTCACGCATCGTCGAGGGTAACGCACTCGCAGCGGAGAGCGAGGCCGCCAAGGCCGACGCCGCCGCTGTCGCTTCGGGCCGCATCGTCGAGGCGAATGTAGCCGCTGAGGCCGCTGTGGCCGAGACAACCGTGGCGCAGGATGCTCTGATGGCGTCCGAAGTCGTCACAGGCACGACGGCGGGCGAGACGGCGACGAAAAAAGTGACGGCCGAGAATATATCCAAAGCAGCGGTCACGTCGACAAAAGTAGAGCAGGAGGCTCTGACAGTAGCGACGGCCACGACGGGCGTCAAGGCGGTAGAGTCTGGGACGAGAACAGTATCGGCTATGGCTGTTGCGCGCAGCAGTGTCGTGAGACTCACAAGTGCTGTCTGGGCACTAGCGGGCGGCTGGGTAGGCGTCGGTGCGGCCATCGCCTATGCGGCATACTGCTTATACCAATACCGCCAGGGGCTCCTTGCCGAAAAGAAGTCGAATGAATTTGAGCAGGACGGCGCGACATACCGCTGGAATAAGGACCAGGGCACCTGGGAGAAGAAATCGGCTGGCGTAGACACCAATATTGCAATGGTCAACGCATTGCAAGGACAGGGTGCTGGCGTAAACCCGCTAATATCGGATGCATTTACAGACCACGGCTCGACGTGGAGCACAGTCACAGACCCGGACGTAATAAGCGGCCTGCAGGACCAGTGGTGGAACCGACATAAAGACGACCCGGACTTTATCGCAAAGTTGAATCAAGAGGAGGCAGACGAAAAGATAAAAGAAGCTGAGGCGAATGCACAGAAGCTGGCGGACTCTCTGAAAGATACGCTTGGCGGTACAGGCATTTCGGGAGGCAGTGGAAGTACGCCGTCTGGCGGCGGTAGTGCAGGAGCCATCGCGTCGACGTCGACACCGATGCGGACAAAATACTCTTTTGAGGATGATCCAGAGCTTGCACAGTGGGCGAAAGAAATTGAGTATGCTGGCACATATTGGGGAGTGGACCCGGCTCTGATTGCAGCAATCATCAAGCACGAGTCACATGGCCAAGCTGATGTGTGGTCGTCGGACCATGCACATTGGGGGCTCGGGCAGATATCGGAAGATATCGCAAATGACCCGAATCTCGGCGGCGGCAGAGGTTACGGGCCGGGCAGTGACCCAAATGACAATATCATGGCGTCAGCCGCCTACCTTGCTTACCTTGCAAAGCAATACGGAAATGACCCAGAGATGATGATCTCGGCTTATAACCTTGGCCACGCCGACCCATCCGCAAACCGGGGCTATGTGTCGACGGTCGAGGGCTACTATAATAGCTTCACGACGTCGCAAGTGCCAATTCAGGGCGGTGCAGGCGCGACACAGGCACAGCCGGTGGCCTATGATATTCCGGTCGGCGATGTAGCGGCCTATATTGCGGCCAACAATTTCTGGGACGGACAAGCGTGGACTGGCTCGCTTGGCAGCGATGCGGCAGGCTGGTGCGACGATTGGGCACACGAGGTCTACAAGCAAATGTTCGACGCGCTCGGCAAGGAGGATATCTTTGGAAGCGGCGTCGTCAATGACTCCAATTTCCGGGCACTCGGTGCATATCACGAGGCTAATATCAATGACATCGGCGCACAGCTGCAGCCGGGTGATCTCGTCGACACGCCGGGCCATGTCGGTATCTATCTTGGCAATAACATGGTGCGCTCGCGTCAGAGTAGCATGGGCGTGCACGACTTGACTTTGCAGGACTTTGACGCCACCTTTGGCGGCATCCAGGGCTACGGATCCATTGCCGAGGCGACGGGCGGCATGACGGCCAAGTCAACCTTGATCGGCCGGACGATGACGCAGACCAATCGCGCGGCCGAAGAAGCGGCAAGAAAGCTCAAGCAGGCCCAGGACGAGGCGAAGAAGCTGTCGATTGAGATGCAGAGCGCCGTCTTTGACAATGATGCCCTCGAGTACCAAAAAGAGTGGGCTAAATTTACCGGCGACATCAAGAAGAGGAAACAGGAAATCAATAAGCTGGCGGCTGTGCCCGGCATGAGCAAAGAGACCATTGCGGCGCTCAATAAGCAGCTCGACGAGTACACCGACAGTATGCACAGGAAATTTATCAAAAAATGGGTTGACGCATGGAACGACGCCGAGCTGGCATCACGCGCAGCGCTTGCGCAGCAGCAACATGATTACGAGGAGTCAGCCGACATCGAGTACCAGCAGACCGTCATCAAGCTCGACCGTGAGCGGGAGAAGAAAGAAAAAGAGCTGATGCACGATAAGAATGACTACGAGATGCGCCAAAGAATCAGTGACTGGTACTATGCACAGGTCGACGAGGCCCAGGACAAGCAGCGCAAGGCGAAGCAGGAGGCTCATGACAAGTACGTCGAGTACCTCGTCGAGGAGGGCAATCTCGCCCAGCTCGTCGCCTACATAGGTACGCCAGTCATCAAGGCTGACGGCACCGCCGAGAAATCAAAGGGCATGAAAGCGGGCGAGGAGTCGCTCAATCGCGAAGCCGAGCGCAAGCTCGCGAAGGAGTACGTCAAGATCTGGCAGGACGCGCACGGCAGTATGATCGGCTACATTGCTGATGTATCGGATACGCTGTACAGTACGATGACCGACAGCATGACCGAATTTATCCGCGGCACAAAGGGAGCCAAAGCAGCCCTGCAGGATTTTGGCAACTCGGTGCTCAATATGATGGCCAAGATTGCTGCACAGCGCCTCGCCGCAAGCTGGATGACGAGCATCCTCGGCATTTTCAGCGGCTCACGCGGCGGCACGTCGGCAGCGTACAATTTCGGCGGCACACAACACAGCAACACTTTCGGCTTTGCGGGCGTCTCACCGGCGACGCAATTTACAAGCGGCCTCGCCAATACGGCCAGCTTCTCGAGTCATCTCAAGGTGCCGGGCTTTGCATCGGGCGGTATCGTCACAGCGCCAACCCTCGCAATGATCGGCGAGGGTGGCGAGCATGAGGCTGTCATACCGCTCAACGACCACAACCTGCGGGCGATGGGCGGCAATAGCAGCAAGGGCGGCGGCGTCATTGTCAATATCACAAATAAGACAAATTCCGAGGTCAGTGTCCAGAGGAGCGGCTTTAACGGGGATTTGGGCAAATGGGTGCTCGACGTCGTCGTCGATGGCGCTCAGCGTGACCGCAATGGATTCGGCCGCAATCTCAAGACAGCACTCAAGGGGACGATGTAATGGCAGAGACATATACTTTTCCAGCGGATTTTCCCGAGCCGAATATCGCCTCGACGTCCGGAGCGGGTGACTCGTACAAAGACAAGCTGCAGGACAGCACGATCAGCGTCACGAGCGACGCCAACTACAAAAAGACGAGGCCACGTACGACCCGCATGGTCGAGACATGGACGTATGCGTGGGTCGGCGTGAGCAAAGCCGACTTCGACAAGCTCAAAGCATTTTTTCGGCAGGTCGGCACTTACCAGCAATTCGCTTGGACCGATTGGAATACAAAAGAGGCCCACGTCGTGCGCTTTATCGACGCACTCGAATGGCAGGAAAATCACCCGTACGGATGGCAGGGCGTGCTCAAATTTGAGGAGGTGTAAGCGTGCTCGAATTTTCTAAGATTGCGACGCTCGAGAAGAATAAGCTCTCGACCGACGCGCCCTTTTTGATGCTCTTTGACATCAATCACACGCAGCTGGCTGAGGACATCCGGCTCGTACGCAATACTGACGACATCAAGTGGGCAGGCAAGACATGGACGGCCTTCCCAATCGACATCGAGGACAGCGAGGAGGACGGCAAGACCCTGCCTGCACTCAATCTCAAGATCTCATCCGGCCAGGGACTCATCACGACATACTTGCAAAAGTACGGCGGACTGACCGACGCGCGCGTCAAGCTCTACGTCGTGCACGCAAAATGCCTCGACTCCGACAAGCCGGAGCTCGAAATGGAGTACCAGATCACTGAGACGACCTACGACGAGCAGTGGATTACTTTCACACTCGGCGCATCGCCCGAGCTCGCCAACCGCTTTCCGGCGCAGAAGTACCTCACAGACTTCTGCCCATTCATCTGCGGCGACATTCGCTGCGGCTACGCGGGCGACAAGACGTGTAAAAACAACTTGGCGTCCTGCCTCACCCCCGAGCGCTTCGGCGGCGAGCCAGGCATCCAGACAGGGAGATGACAGCATGAGACTTTATCAGGGAGACTGCCTGGAGATCATGCAGCAGCTTGAGGATAAGAGCGTCGACATGGTACTTTGTGACCTGCCGTATGGATGTACGCGCAATAAGTGGGACGCCATCATACCGATGGGGCCGCTCTGGGAGCAGTACGAGCGCATCGCCAAGGACAATGCGGCAATCGTGCTCTTCTCAAATCCGCCTTTTACGGCGCAGCTCATCCTCTCCAATCTCAAGCTGTACCGCTACGAGATTATCTGGGCAAAACCGCAGGGCACGGATTTTCTTAATGCAAATCGTAAACCGCTCAAGGCCCATGAAAATATCGAGGTCTTTTACAAGCACCTGCCGTACTACAACCGCAAGGGCAGGATGGGAAAGCCGTATAGGAGCATGACTGGCCGGACGTCAGAAAATTGGGGGGGGGTACGAGAGGGTCGTTACAGAAAACCGCGACGGGCGGCGCTGCAACACGACGGTGTACCATGCGCCGTCACCTCGAGGCGGCCACCATCCGACCGAGAAACCGACAGAACTGCTCGCGTGGCTGGTCGGGATGTATACGCGGCCAGGCGAAGTCGTGCTCGACAACTGCATGGGCAGTGGCTCGACTGGCGTCGCGTGCCTCGAGACGGGGCGTGACTTTATCGGTATCGAGCGGGACAGCAAGTATTTTGAGATAGCAAAAGAGCGCATCGAGGGCGCGAAGAAGGTGTAAATCATGGATTTTACATATGACGACCTGGTTGGCATTCCTTTTATCGACGGCGGGCGGGATGCTAAGAGCGGCCTGGACTGCTGGGGGCTCGTCAAGGAGGCATTCAGGCGGCAGGGCTGCGAGGTGCCGGATTATCATATCTCAGCGATTGAGGCGGCCGACATCGCCGGGACAATGAAGCGCCAGGAAGATGACTGGATTAGCCTCGACGGGCCGCGCGTAGGTTGCCTCGTATTGCTGCGGCTGACACCGGGGCTTTGGGCGAATCATGTCGGCATCTACGTCGGCGACGGTAGATTTTTGCACGCTTACCTGCCGACTGGCGTCTGCGTCGACCGGCTGCGGCGCTGGCAGTCGCGCATCGTCGGGTATTACAGCCCGGGAGGAGGATGGCATTGATACAGATTGTAAGGATTGCAAATCCATTTGAGCCGACAAGGCGCGAGATCGAGGAGATCTGCTACACGGGCGGCAAAGTCACCGCGTATGTCGAGACGGAGGGACGCGACGTCTACATCGATGGCAATCTCGTCGAGCATCCTGACGAGACGACACCGCTCGACGGCTCGCAGATTGTCGTCATCCCACACATCGCTGGTAAAGGCATCATGCGCGTGCTCGGCCTCGTCGCGATGATTGCCCTCTCGGTCTACTCGAGTAATATCGCGGGCGGCTTATGGAAGGGACTCGGCACGGCATTCCGCGCGGGCCACATCGGCGCGCTCCTCGCGAGCGGCGCTGTTATGTTTCTCGGCGGCAAAATCATCAATGCCGTCTTTCCACAAGCAGTTGACAACATCAACTGGAATGACCATGAAACGACACAGACCTACGGCTGGGACCTGCCGACACCGACAACGACGGCAGGCACAGTCGTCGGCGAGACGTACGGCGAGTGCATCCCTGCGCCGCAGCTGCTCGAGCAGCATGTCGAAACGGTCAATGACGAGCAGTACCTCAATCTGCTCTACTGCGGCGGCTACGGCCCGGTCGACAGTATCGACAATATCCGCATCGACTACACAGACATCGGTAATTTCTCGGGCGTGCAGCTCGAGACGCGCCTTGGCACAAATGACCAAAAACCGATATCCTTTTTTAAAAATACGCCGCTAGACCAGAGCGTTGGCGTCGAGCTCGTGCAGGGCCAGGTCGTCGCGCGCACGAGCGACAGTACAAAAGCATCGGCGCTCGATGTCACGCTCGAATTCCCAGCCGGTTTATACCATGTCAATGACAAGGGTGACTACGACAATGCGACGGCGACCTTTTTACTTGAGTACCGCAAGGGGCAGAGCGACAGCTGGCACAACTTTAAAAAAGGCGACACGGGCTATCATTACAGCGTGACCGCCGCGACAAATAGCGCCCTGCGCCGCACTTTTTCCGTCGCTGGCCTCGAGGCGGGGCAGTATGACGTCCGTGTGACGGCTGTAAATAAGCCGACGTCGTCACGCTATCAGAGCATGGTAAATTGGTCGATCATGACGAGCTACATCGACGGTATCTACAGCCGACCAAATAAAGTGCTCGTCGCGCTGCGTATCAAAGCCAATAATCAGCTCTCAGGCGGCGTACCGTCGCTAAACTGGAGACAGACGCGCAAGACGGTACTCGTACACAATCCCAAGACCGGCTACTACGAGCAGCGGGCGGCTGACAACCCGATTTGGGCTTGCTACGACATCCTACATGGGTGCCGTAGCTTGAAGAATATCAAGACCGGCGAAAATGAGTACGTCGTCTCGGGCTATCCGGCCAGCTGCCTCGATGCCTATTGGCAGCAATGGAAGTCGGCCGCCGCCTACGCCGACGAGGAAATCACAAATCAAGACGGCGAGAAAGAGCCGCGCTACCGCTTTGACGCCTTTTTTGATACCGCGCAGAAGCGCTGGACCGCCGCGCAGAAGGCGGCCAATGTCGGCCATGCGGTCATCATCCCACACGGCCGCAATATTGGCATCGTCGTCGACCGGCCTGGCCATATCACGCAGATCTTCGGCGAGGGAAGGACAACGGTCTCGTCAGTCAAGGGCTCTTTTAGCAGCACCGAGGACCGCGCGAGGGCCATCGAGGTCACGTACAATGACGGCCAGAATGACTTTAAAAATACCGTCATGACTGTCCGCTCGCCAAATTACAATACAGACCGCTCGAGCGACAATACTGCCCAGCTCACGCTCTTCGGCGTCAAGCGCCGCTCGCAGGCGTATCGCGAGGCCATCACGGCACTCGCGACAAATGAGAGACAGCTGCAATTTATCGAGCTTTCGGCCGACATCGACGCCATCGTCGCCGAGTACGGCGATATCGTCGGCTTCAATCATGCCGTGAGCCGCCTCGGCATCGCGTCCGGCCGCATCGTCTCGGCGACCACAACGACGGTCACACTCGACAAGACGGTGCAGCTCGACGCGGCGAAAAAGTACGAGATCTACATCTCACTGAGCAATGATGCGCTGATCCGCCGTGAGGTCATCGCCGAGACCACGGAGACCGATACACTCAAGCTCGCGACGCCATTCGAGAGTACGCAGCTCCCACAGCGCTTTGACAATTACGCCTTCGGCGAGCTCGACAAGGCCGTAAAGCCTTTTCGCATCGTCAACGCCTCGCGCGACGGCGACCTCAAGGTCTCGCTCAAGCTCGCCGAGTATGATGAGGCGATGTACAGTGATGAGCTCGACTACAGCAAATATCCTGTCATCGATTATACAAGTACGCCGACCGTCGCTAAAATCACATCACTGACGGCGTCGGAGGAGTCGTACACCGCCGACAGAAGCACGGTCTCAAATGTCCGCGTAACTTGGCAGCTCGACCACACCGGCACGGCGCCAGAGAGCTACATCGTGCGCATCAAGTCGCGCACGAGCGACTACGACGAGCAGGTGAGCACGCGGATGACGACACATGTCTTCCACGGCGTGCGTCAGGGCGATGACTACGACATCACCGTCTACAGCATCTTTGATGCGCTGACAGCTGACAGCAAGACGACAAGCCTGCACGTGCACGGCACGACCTACACCGTCAATAATGCAAGCAATCTCGTCGTCATGCTTGTCGGCAAGGGCTTCAACCTGTCGTGGCGTGGGGCAACCGGCACGGCCGTTGCTGGGTACAATGTCTACCGCGGTAAGTACGGTATGACCATCGAGCAGTGTGAGCGGGTAAGCACGAGACAGACCGCGACAGCGTGCTACGTAGCCACGCAGGACGCCGGGCAGTACGTCTTTTACGTCGAGTCAGTCGACAAAGACGGTAATACCTTCGGCGAGACGCTCACGGGCATCGGCTCCATCGCCATGCCTGGCAAAGTCACGGACGCCTCGGCTTACACGATTTATCGGCAGTATCAGGATGGCGCGACCGGCTACGACATCGTCGTGAGCTTCGGCCTGCCCACGACTGCGACTGTCGCCGACGTCGCAGTCTACTACAAGACAAATCACATCGACATGAGCAAGCTGAGCGGCCCACTGCCAGAGGGCGTGCCAGCCGACGAGCTCGGCTATTATGCCGATTGGCGCTATGCAGGTAAGGGTACGAGTCGCGTCACGATCCCCGCCGCCCAGCTCGGCGACACGTATCGCATCAAGCTCGTCGCCGAGGATGTCAACGGCTTCACGACGCCGGACGAAGACGCGACATACATCGAGCTGACTGTCGAGGCTAAGCAGACCGTCCCCGACACGCCGACCGGCTTCCACAAGGCCTTTGCACTCGGCAAGGGATTTACTTTCGCGTGGAGTGATGTCACAAATTCCGACGTCGATTACTACGAGCTGCGCTACGACCAAAATCCGGGTGCGGCCTACAACCTGCTCGCGCGCGCGCAGGGCACGAGCATCACGCTCGAGTCAATGCCAGCCCGCAAAGCGACGATATATCTATATGCTCACAATGCGACAAAAAAGTACAGCTACCCGACCTCGCTGAGCTACGATTATCCAGTACTTGCCGCGCCGGGCGGCTTGACGATCGAGAAGGCCATCCTGGCTGCCAATATCTCAGTGCCGGACATCCCCATCGGCGCCGACGGCGTCCGCCTCTACATCGAGCACCAGCCGATTGATATCGGCAAGAATACACACTACACGTACTCTAATCAAGCTGGCATCTACACGGTCACAGCGTGCTACTACGACATCTTCGGCGAGGGGTATCAGACCGCCGAGTACCAAACCGTCATCGACCCATATATCGACCCGAAGTACATCGAGGATGAAAGCATCTCACTCAAAAAGGTCGACGGCACGATCAAGACAGCTGTATCTGATGCACAGCAAGCAATCCCGAGAATCGATGCTATTGACGGGAATATCGAGACAATCAATGAGAATATCACCGATTTGCAGAAAGCAGACGGAGAAATTGTAGCAACCGTAACAGCGAATAAAAAAGCATCTGATGAAGCCGACGCATCACTTGCATCACAGCTCAAGCAGACCGCTGAGAGCATCACGAGCACGGTACAGAGTAATAAGAAAGAGCAAGATAAGAAAAATCAGTCACTCGACGTCGATATTTCTCAGCTCAAGCAGACCGCTGAGAGCATCACGAGCACGGTACAGAGTAATAAGAAAGAGCAAGATAAGAAAAATCAGTCACTCGACGTCGATATTTCTCAGCTCAAGCAGACCGCTGAGAGCATCACGAGTACAGTGCAAAGCGATAAAAAAGAGCTGTCATCGCAGATCGCACAAAATGCAGACAAGATTACGAGTGTCGTCACTAACCTCAACGATAAAAATAAGGCCAGCGTGGCCTACTCTGCCATCGCTCAGATGATAGATGCGATACAGCTGCGCGTCACTGCCGACGACCTTAAGGAGATGGGGCAGAGCGGCCAGCTTATGTCGTACATCAATCTGACGCCGACGACAGTCTCGATTTTGAGTAGGCTGCTGCACATCACTGCTGACACGCTCATCGATGGCAATGTCATCACGAATGGGATGATAAAAGCTGGAGCAATCACGGCGGATAAGCTTGCAGCGAGCATCATTGAGCTGACAGCGAGCCAGGGTATCAAAGGTGGTGGTGCCACGCTTGACGTCAATGGACTTACCGTTAGAGGCAGTGATGGCTCCTATGTTGTCCACGGATCTAAAGGCATGGAATTCCACGATGGTAACGGCAATACCTTTGCGATGGTTGGTGCAATGATCATGGGCACAGTCAAGGATGGTCAATGGGTCAAATTCACGAAGCCGTGGAAAACAGTGCCGAACGTCATTGTCACTCCGATTAGTTTGCAGACGGCTATCCCGGGCTATAACAGTACAAACCTCTATCTTGATTGTCGTCCACAAAATGTAACAGTCAATGGATTTCAAGCGGTATGTCGTACGGTGCTAAAAGCTGGCTCTGGTGGTAGCATCCCTGTTAATAAGACAGTAACCGGGAGCACGAGAGGGGAGAAAATAACGCTTGCTGGAACGGAAATAACCATCCCTGGAAAAGCTACGACATTCACAAGCAATGTTATGTGGTCAATAACCAACTATGGATATAGCAGAGATACCCACGATGGAGAAGATGAGGATTGGTACTTAGGGCCAGCGTACTTAAATTTAAGAATAGACGTAAACGGGACAAACAAAGCGGATAAAAGAATAGGCACTGCAGATGCAGATAGTTTCTATTATGAGTATACTTTCCACGGTAGCGATTCTGCGACAGTCGCTGTGAATGGTGGAGATAAAGTCAAGATATATTTTGTAGTAACAACGGCGCACGGTAAGTGGGAGGGCTTTAATAAGGCAGACATATCGGCCACGATTGGTAACTACACATTCAACACCACAGCAGATATGCCACTTGCGTCTGGCAATGCCTTTTTTCTTTGCACAGATAAGCATAACAGTCCGTACACTGTAAGCGACAAATAAAGGATGTGATATAAATGCTAGATGGATTTCAGTACCTCGAGGAGCGCGACGCGAGCGACGAAATTACGCGCGCTGGCGTCGTAAGTAAAAAATCAGCTTTTACCTCGCCAGAAAATGCAGGAATCTACGACGCCATCGCTAAAGACCTGCGACTGCTCGCCGAGGCTGCTACATCGCTTGCCGACGATGCCGACCTACAGCAGACCCTGACACAAGTCAAGAGCATGTACGACGACATGCGCACAAACCCCAATTTTGGCAGCACCGCCGCCCGCGCGGCCGCCGAAGACGCGCTCAAGCAAGCCCAAGCCGCCGCCGCCAGCGCCAGCTCGGCCAAGGAGTACGGCGACAAAGCCGCCAGCGTTGCCGCCGCGATCACCGCTGTCGAGAATTATCTCAAGACAATCGACACGCTGCAAAAAGCCACATCGGACAATGCGACCGTCGCGACCAATAAAGCACAGGCCGCAGCTACCAGCGAGACCAATGCCGCCACCTCGGCCACAAATGCTAAAAAGAGCGAGACGAATGCCGCGAGCTCTGCCTCATCCGCCAGCTCATCGGCCACCGCAGCCGCGACATCAAAGCAAGATGCTGCGACAAGCGCCCGAGCCGCCGCCGCCAGCGCCAGCTCGGCTGCCACATCCGCGGCAGCCGCATCCAAATCGCAGACTGACGCAGCAACATCAAAAAGCGCTGCAGCAGCATCACAGACCGCCGCAAAGACCAGCGAGACCAACGCCGCCTCGTCGGCTTCGGCGGCATCGTCATCACAGACGGCGGCCAAGACATCGGAGACCAATGCAAAAGCGTCGGAGACAAGCGCCAAAGCGTGGGCAGTATCGACGTCGTCACCAGATGGCGTGCCCGATTCGGACTCTGCGACTGGCAAGACACAGAGCTCGCGCACATGGGCCCTTGCATCAAAATCATCAGCTGCCGAGGCAAAGGAGGCCGCCGCAAATGCGACGACCACGATGAAGAATGCAATTGCGTCAGTAAAAGCGGCAGTAACCGGCAGTAAGCGTATCTACGCATGGATTGGCGGCAAGGGCTACCCGCTCAAATCGGTCAAAGACGCATCAACAGGAAAAGTGTACGATGCGATATACTGCCGGATGAGCAGCACAAAGCCGACCGACGTGACAGATATCTGGCTCAAGCCCGTGAAGTAAAAGGAGGAGAAGAAATGATCTCTACTGAGAATACGATTGTCGACGAAAATGGCGTCGAGCAAAAATTTCACCCAGAGACGGAGGTCGACGCGATCGTAGATGCACCGAGTCTCGCGAGGGCAATCATGAAGTCTGGCAACGCCGCGGCGATCTTGACAAAGCTCGGCGCGACAAACTACGCGCAGACGCTCTTAAAGCAGGCGACAGCGGGTGACTTTCAATCAGCGCTCGGCATTTCAGCCTTCGTCAAATCAGCCCTGGCTGGTGCCGATGCGGGGACAGTGCTCAATGACATCTTGCCCAAGACAGCGTCAGCACATGCAAATTTTGTCCGAGGTAAAGACCTCACGACATACTTTAATAATGGCGGCCTCGTAAAAGCGATGTCAGCGGGCACTTTTGACGATATCTTTCTCGGCGATTACATCACAAAAGAGATTACCGTCGACGGCACGAGCATCGGCACAGAAAAATGGCTGATTGGCGACCTCAATTACGAGATGTATGCAGGAGACGGCATGTGCACGACAAATCATGCACTCATCGTGCCGCAGGATGCACTCAATGTAAATACGCGCATGTGCGCGACAAATGATACGACGGGCGGCTATGTCGCGTCGGAAATGTGGCAGACGACGATCCCAAAATATGTGACAGCCATCCAGAATGCATTTGGCAGTAATCACGTGCTGAAGCACAGAGAATTATTGTCAAATGCGATTTCCGCGAGCGCCCCAGCGGGCGGCGGTGCCGGATGGGTCGGCTCATCGTCAGGATGAGGATGGTACGACGTATACGTAAATCTGATGAATGAAAATATGGTCTACGGCGGCCGCGTCTTTGGCTCGGCTTTTGACACCGGCGAGCGCACGCAGCAGATTGCTCTCTTTAGACATAATCCGTCGGCAAGAATCGCAGGATACCGCAATAATCGCACCGACAGGAAATGGTACTGGCTGACAGCGGTCGCTTCGGCTTCGCGCTTTGCGGGTTGCGGCACCGGCGGGTTTGCCGGCTACGCTGATGCATCTTATCAGGATGCTTGGAGCGGCATCCGCCCGTTTTTCCTGCTGTATTGACCGATAACCTTGCTGCCGACCCTTTATGGGGCGGCGCAAGGTAGAAAGGATATGAGATGAGTGTACTTGCTCGCAAGAGAAAATTATCTGAGCTAAAATTTTACGATAATGCCATCCGGCTACGTCGGTCGATGATCTATCTGCTGATGCGTGACCTCGGCGCGAAGCGCGGCGTGCGCGATATCAAATGGATGGTAAAAGACATCCCGCCGCAGGATGCCGAGCTGCTGCTTGCAGTGGCTGAGAGAAATGGCCTGAAGCGCTTTGAAACAGATTGGCCATCATGGGTAATTGAGAAGCTGCGGGACAATATTTGGACACTGCTGACCGACATGATGACGGCCATCACGCGAGCGTACACGATTTTTGCGACAAGCAAAGCCGAGGCAGACGAGCGGCGACTGAATCAAGACCGCGCCATCGCGTGCTGTGAGAGCCTACTCAAAGAGCTGGAGCTTGCTATCGATATCCTGCCGGTCGACGCGAATAAATACAAAGTACAGGTCAAGATTATCACTGAGGAGATTATGCTCCTCAAGGGATGGCGAAAAGCGGGAAATAAAAAAGTCAAAGAGCTGGAAGGGCAGGAAGCTGCCCAAGCGGCGAAGCTCATCCGAGAAAAGCTCAAAGAAGAATAAAATATAGGGTGTGCCCTAAGAGCGGTCGCTTCGGCTTCGCGCTTTGCGAATTGCAACAACAACGGGAATGCCAACTACAATGATGCATCTTATCAGGATGCTTGGAGCGGCATCCGCCCACGCTTCTCAGACGCGGCAAGTAGGCTATATGCCGAGCCGCTACAGCAGGGAATGAGGGCATATCCTTCCGAAATGGTAAATATTAGCCGCGACGCAGATGCCTACGGGCCTCTACTATCAGCGCGGCTACTACATGAGACAAGGAATTATGTCGTATATTGATTTTGTGTCAGACTACAATGCACTGATTGCAGCATATGCAAGAGTGCACAGAGTATCGGGATGGAAATGCTCAGCACAGAAAGCGGGCATCAATCTGCTCAAAGAGGTGCAGCAGCTCAGCGAAGAAATCGAGAGCACATCATACCGGCCGGGCAGCGGCGTCACATTTAAGATGTGTGAGCGCGGCAATCTCCGGCTCGTGCGCGCGCTGAATGTACGTGACACGATTGCCCAGCAGGCACTCTGCCAGTCTTTGCTGATTCCGGTGCTCGAGCGCTACATGATCTACGATAATGGCGCGAGCCTAAAGGGGAAGGGGATATCTTTTACGAGGCGGCGTTTTGAAGAGCACCTGCTCTGGCATTACCGTCGATATGGTACTGATGGATACGCACTCCAGCTGGATTTTCGCAAGTACTTTGATAATATCGAGCATGATAAATTGCTCAAAGCGATTATCAAAAAGATACCGGATGAGCGGCTGAAAGCCGTGCTGCAGCATATCTTAGAGAGCAATCGGCCGGATGTATCCTACGACCCGCGCAGTATCGACGAGATCATGCAGGAGCCTTTTAATTCGCTCGAGCACGAGAAGATACCGAGCAAGGAGCTGACAGGCCGGAAGCTTTTGCCAAAGTCGCTCGGCATCGGCTCACCACTCTCACAGATCGCAGGGATATTTTTCCCAACGCGCATCGACACATACTGCAAGACCGTCAGACGGCTGCATTGCTACGATGCGTATATGGATGACCGCATCATCCTGCATCCAGACAAAGAGTATCTAAAAGATCTGCGCAAAGACATCGAGCACATCGCCAGGGATATGGGGCTCTTTGTACATCCCCAAAAGACACAGATCATCAAAATCTCCCACGGCATTACATTCCTCAAGACAAAGTATCTTCTGACCGACTCCGGGAAAATCATCCGCAGGATACCGCATGACACCGTCACCACACAGCGACGGAAGATGAAGGCACTAGCTAGACTGGTCGCGGCCGGAAAGATGGAGTATGCAGATTTTACGAGGCAGTATCTGTCATGGCGCGGCGACAAGAAGTGGTACAATGCACATCGGACGGTCAGAAATATGGACAAACTTTATGGGAGGATGAAAGAATGGCTGAGACAGCAGAAAGCACAGCAAGTGCGGCAAGCACGGAAGACACGACAAGAGAGCGGATCGCTCGAAAAGAGCAAGAGATCATCGACTTGAGATGCGCCTTTGCACATCCGGCGTCGGACATCGCCGACTACAAAGTCGCACGAATCTACGAGGCCCGCATCAATGCGGAGCCAGACCCTTATAACGCAGACGACCTCATCGCGCGGCGCCAGGCTGCCCGCGACCGCATTGACACACTCAAAAAAGAGATCCGCGAGCTGCGCGGCGAAGCCGAGGAGACACCGAGCGAGGAGGCGCAGAAAGCCCAGGAGCTCAATGAGCTCGACACCGGATACGAAAGAGCAAAAAATCAGATTTTGATGGCCTACGTCGCCGCCGTGATGGCCGATGATGCCGACACACAGGCATCACTCAAAGCCCAGCTCAAAGAGCTTGACGCCGACTACGACGCGCAGAGAAAGGGGTGATAATCATGGCACTGAAGTGGAAAAGAAGATGCTTCCGCTGCTTGCAGTATCTGCGGGATGACGGCACCTGCCAGAATCCAAAATGCGTGCGCTACGTCGATGAGAGTGCAAAAGATGAGCAAAAGAGCACCAGCGGGGCGACTGCAGATGCTGCGGCGTCGGCGACGGAGGCAAAGGCATGAGATTTGGAGACGCTTTAGAGCAAATGAGAGCTGGGCGAAAGATGAAGCGTGATATGTGGGTCTTTGATGATGTCGTCTACGTACGCTACACTAGAGCAATGCAAGAGTATCTCGTCGTGCAGTCTGGCGACTGTGAGCCGGTACCGTACAGCCCGAGCTGCTACGATATCTTTGCCGATGATTGGGAGGTGGCGCGATGAGCGACATCATTGAGGCTCTGCGCCAGCTCTTGCCGGTGCGCATTGAGGCAGTATGGGGCACGATTACAGGGGCGATGGGAGTGGTGGCAGAGTGCTTTTTTGGCGCGTGGAATGATGCATTGGCGGCGCTGGTCGTCGCGATGCTGATCGATTACGTGAGCGGCGTCATCGCAGCGTACATCAATCCAGCGCTGTCGCTCAATAGCCAGCGCGGCTTTCGCGGCATCCTCAAAAAAATCATGATCCTGCTGCTCGTGTCACTTGGACACGTGCTCGATACAGCAATGCATCAGCAGATCATCTGTATCGCGGTCACGTACTTTTTCCTTGGCAATGAGGGACTTAGCATTGTCGAGAACGCAGCCAAGGCAGGCGTGCCGATTCCTGCAAAGCTGCGCGATCGCCTCGAGCAGCTGGCGGAAGAGAAGGAAGGTAGAGAAAAGTGACAGCGCTAGAATGGCATGTGCTTTTTCGAGCATTTGCTGAATTTGCCGCCCTTGCGCGGCAGCACCATTTTTATGAAGCAGAAATCGAGAAAATGGAGGCATCTCTGCTTGAGATGTCACCGTATCCAGACAAAAAGGAGAGCGATTGATATGAGAGAGGTAAGCATTGATGAGCTGCGCCAGCTGGCCGAGGCCGCCCGCGAAGACATCTGGGATGCAGCCAGGGCACACGGCCGCGAGCCAAAGATTTACCTGCATTGGTCTGCAGGGCACTACTTCCAAAAATTCGGCGATTACCATGTCAATATCACGGGCGACGGCAAGATCTACGTCTCGACTGACAATCTTGCCGATGTACTTGCACATACGTACTACCGCAATAGCGGCTCGATCGGCATCTCGCTCTGCTGCTGCGCGGGAGCGACAACAAATGATCTTGGCGATGAGCCACCGACGCCGCAGCAGATTGAGGCAATCGCCCAGGCTACTTGCGCAGTAGCTGACGGCCTATGGCTCACGATTGATCGTGAGCATGTCATGACGCATGGCGAGGCGGCCGACAATGCGGACGGCCTGGATATTGATTATCCCGGCGGCCCGTACGGCCCGCAGAATACCTGCGAGCGCTGGGACCTGCAGTACCTCGGCACAGATGAGAGCCGGGATTATACGACAGATTACGACGACCAGGCGACGGGCGGGAATGTCCTGCGCGGCAAGGCGAATTGGTACCGCCAGCACAGCACCTAAGTCTAAAAAGGAGCACAAATTGGACAAGCAAAGAGGCTTAGTCTAAAAAAGAGCGCAAAATTGGACAGATGAAGAAAATCAGTCTAAAATCACAGCGCAAGATGGAGCGGGATGCTGCCCGCGGCCGCTGGTACAATCTTGTCGAGCTGTGCCGTGTGCCAGAATTTGCGGCCTGGCTCGCCGACGGGGACCACAGATGGCTCGGCCAGAGTCCGGATGAGGGCGAAGCCCTGCGGATGCACCGCGACGGCACGACAATCACCGTCAGATACGACGGCAGACGGACCATCTGCAGCAGACATGTCATGGCGCTGTGGTACACATTTTTATGCTTTCACGACCATCAATTTTAAGGAGGAGTAATCATGAGCAAGTGGACAGATGTAAGAGACAATATCGTAGATGCACTGCACGTCGATGACGTGACCGAGGATGTCAAGCAGCATGTCACGAGCACGATTCTGAGCGAGGTCATGCCCGTCGCCGAGAATGCCGTCGACAGCTTCTGCGCGGCGACAAAAGAGCAGAGCAAGACCGAGGCAGGCTGGTGCAAGATCCGCGACGGCATCGTCCTGCCACTCGTCATGCAGGGGGGCATCTACATCGTCAAGCTCGTGCTCAGCAAGACTGTAGCACAGACAGCAGCTGGTGATGGCAGGCAGCCAGCGTAAGATTTTTCTTGCAAATCTCTGACGCACGTGATATAGTAAGAGCATAATCACCGTCACCTTATGACGCCTTGTGATTCAGGCTTATCTGCTGCGTAGGCAGCTTATAAAACATTTGAATCATGAGGGACATCATCTGCCGCATAGGCAGCTTAGAGAGTAGTCATATTATGAGGTATGTCATCTGCCGCATAGGCAGCTTAGAAGATAACCATATTATGATATAATACTCTCGGAAGAAGCCGACAGCATTGCGCTGTCGGCTTCTTTTTTTTTTGCCAAAAAAAGAAAAATAATGCTAGCATTATGCTAAAAATCTCTTGACAATATAATGCTAGCATTATATAATAGAGACAGAAAGAGAGATAAGGAAGCCGAGAAAATCGACAGGAGGTAATCAAAATGAAAGTAGCAGACATGGAGAAAATGATGACGGCAGTTGTAGAAGCTGTCGAGAAGAAGTACCCGGGCGTGAAAGCTGTGGCAAAGGTGAATGAGTGGGAAAAAGGCGCTTACCATCGCCTCTACATCAATCTCATCTGCATCGCCGAAGTAAACGGCGAAGAAAAGACCGAAGAAGCTGACTTCGGCTTCATCAATCTGAAGACGAACCGCTACAATGTAAGAGGATACGACATGCGTCATTTTGACGCTGACGAGCTCGCGCCGGCAAAATTCTTGTCGGAGTACGCTGAGGTGTACAAGACGGCAGAGAGCGACAAGAAGCTCTATGTCGCAAAAGAGAATTATCGCCTCGTTGTGGGGCTCAGCGAGGAAGAGGAAAAGAAAGGCGTTTCGAGAAAAGAGATGCTCGACAAGAGCCTCGAGATGGGCATCATGCCGAGCAGCTTCGACACGTACTGGAGCGTCCTTGGAGATGCCGATGCGAAGGAAGAGGCAGAGGAAGAGCCGCACGAAGAAAGCAAAGTGATTGGTAGCTATGACGGCCATGTTGTCACGACGAAGCACTCGAAGAGTGGCGACTACATCGTCGAGGACAATGGAAAGTACACCGGAGATTATGCTAGGGACGAAAATGGCGGCGTATACGAAGCAGCGTGCTACTTATACGACAGGATGAATGAAGGGCATCACATCAAAGTGACAAATGACGACGCCCGCGCATATATCGCTGAGAATGCCGAAGGCTTGAAGGTCAAAATTGTCGCGAGAGATAACGGCGAGATTTACAAGGAGGAGTAAAAATGGCTGTACTTAAAGCAAAACTCCGCGCTAATGCGCGGTATCAGAAAAAAGCGTACGATCAGCTGGCAATCAGATTGCCGAAAGGCGAGCGCGAGCGCTTTGCCGAGTATGCCGATGAGCAGGGCATATCGCTCGCCGAGTATGTCCGCCGCGCGTGCTACCACGCTAGCGGCAAGGGCATGATGACCGAGTCGGTAGCATACACTGGCTGGAGCGTACGCACATACGACGACTGGATTATCGCCGAACGCATCGACAATGGCGAAGAGGGCTGGCTTGCCGCACCATTCACCGCTGACCACATGGCGGTGCTCGCAGGCATCGAGGATGAATGGAGCGTCACCGCTCCAGAGCGCACGGAGGAGGCCATCGAGGCACTCAAAAGCTGGGACCCGATCAGGCATCCTGCCAGACCAGGCTTTGCAGCATACGAGGAAGACGGGGCAATGTACTTTGAAGACGAGATGTACAGATACAGGACAAAGGAGCTCATTGACCCGTACCTCGTCGGGTGCGATGACGACGGAGGCTACTACTTCTTCCGCAACGGCCTCGGCATCACCGCCCCAATCGACCTTCTCGACCTCGTGATTGGCGAGCCAGAGGAGCTCTAAAAAAAATAATGCTAGCATTATACAAAAAGCTCTTGACAATATAATGCTAGCATTATATAATAGAAGCAGAAAGAGAGATAAAAAGCCAAGAAAATTGACAGGAGGTAATCAAAATGAAATATGAAGCAAGATTTTTTTGAGGGCGGCTACAGCAGCGCAGAGACCCCAGAAATCGCGAATGAGGAGAAAGAGCTCAATGGAGAGAAATACGTACTCCTCGGGAAAATTGATGAAGACGGCGAGGCGGAAGCCGTCAAGCCGTCCGATGAGGTAGATTACGAGATGGGCTGGTACACATGCCCGCTCTACTCACTGACATTTGACGGTGATGATGACGACGATCCGCTCATCACACATAAAGCGGGAGAAATTGCTTACATCACTAAATAAGACACAGGATAAAACACAGGCGGAGCGATTGCCCCGCCTTTTTATTTATATATTTTCTATTTTATACATATAAAATACTTGACAATATACGCATAAAGGGATATAATATAATCAGAAAGAGGGAAAGAGAAAGACCTCGAAGAGATTCTTGAGATTGGCACCGCAAGGAAGCCAGCAAAGAAAGGAAGATTAAAATGAAAAACGCAATGAGCATCAACGACCTGGAGAAGAAATTTGGATCGGTTGAATTCGAGGGTGCAAAGTACATCCTCATCCAGGACGCTTATCTGAGCAACGAAGGTGGATACGGCGACGCCGCGTACTTCGCCAATGCCATCAAGGTTGGCGACACCCCGGATGACGGGTATGTCTCCCTCTACACAGTGGAGTGGGACATCGTCAATAAAGAGGCAGAGGATGAAGCGGATGCCTGTGACTGGGATACCCCGGCCGACGTCAGAGATGACGGTGCAACGATTGATCTCGAAGACGGCCATATCTTCTGA